CGGAAAAGATTTCCACGCCGAGATCGGTCGAGGCCGCTGCGGCCTCAAGCTGCGCCCGCAAGTCCGGCTGGATCGCCAGCTTGCGGATGCCGGCGACCTTGCCTTGCAGCTCCTTGACGCGGCCCGCGGCGGCGCCGCCGCCCATCAGGCTGTCGCCCTCCGGCGCTAACCGGCCGCCGAATTGCGTCCCGCCATAAACCGCGCCGCCCGTCCTTTGAAGCTGATCGAGGTAGCCGACGTTCGTGCCGGCCCCGTAAGCCGCCCGGCTGGCCGCGGTGAAATTGGTCTGGCTGGTCGGGACTCGGTGCAGCAGATTCTGGGCGGCGCCCTCGATCGAGGCTCGCCGCGATTCGTTTGGCCCCTGCCTGTAATTCCGGCTGGGGCCGGGATCGAACCTCGTGCCGGTGACCGCTTGGAATTGGTTCGGGGCGTTCAGCGCGCCGATGATGCCAGCCGGATGTTTGCGGGCGCGATTCAAGATCGTGCCCATAATCATCGCTTGTTCTTCCGGCGAATTTTTCCCGCCCGATTCAGCGTGCGTCGCACGCATGAGCGAGTCGTATTCTCCATCGCTGATCGACTTGCCGAGATAAGCCTCTGCCGCGGCCTTGCCGCTGCCCGCGCCCGCTTGGCCGGCGCGCCCGCCCGCCTCTGGAGCGGCCGTTGCGCCGCCGCCCTGAGACGAAACGCCGGACGAGCCGGTCCACCCGCCGCTGGCCCCGCCGCCACCGGCCGACCCGCCGCCGCCGGCGACCCCCCCGCGACCGCCGCCAAAACCGGGAAGGCCGCTCAGGCCGCGCATCGGGCCGCCGCCCATCGAGCCGCCCAGCGTTCCGCCGCCGCCGCCGAATCCGCCGATTCCGCCTCCCCCGCCAGGCGTGCCGCCCGGAGCGAGAGTCGCGTTGAGGGTCTGCAACTGTTCGTTCAGCGTCCGCATCTCGCGGTTCTGATCTTCGGTGTTGTCGTTTAGCGCGCGGACTTGCTGGTTCTGTTCTGCAATCAGCCTCGAGCCCTCGCCGCCGCCTTCACCGCCGCCGCCCATGAACAATTCCGGCCCGGCCTCGCCGACCAGGTAGCGGTTGCCGGCGCTGACCGGCCCGCCCGACTGGCGCCGCTGCCAAGGCGCCGGCTCGCCCGGATCCTCGAGCCCGAGTAGAGCCCGAAGCCTGGTCCGCAAGGGATGCCCGCTCTCCGAATCGCGCTTGAGCGCCGCGAGGATGGGCGCGCCGGGAATGCCGCCGGCCAGAACCTCGCCGATGCCCTGGCCCCCCGCCGCCCCGCCATGCCCGCGCATCGCGCCGGGCACCGCGCCGCTGAGGCCGCGGATGCCAAGCCCCATCTCGGCCGCGAGCGCCGCGCCATAAATCCCGGTCGAGGCCCAAGTCGGGATGATCGTTCCACTCTGGCCTGGCTTGAAAAGCTCCGGCCCCGCCTCGCCGACGAGGCCGAGTTCGCCGGCGCCGATCGCGCCGCCGGCCGCGAAGGCCGGGACTTGCATGGCCGCCGCCGCGTCGATCCCGGTTATCGCGGGCTTGCCGCCGAAGCCGAGGGCCCGACCGAGCGCCGGGCCCACCCTGTTCAAGCCCGTCGCCTCGCCCACGCTCCTGCCGGCCGCGCTCGACGCCGTGTTGACGGTGTTCAGCACATTGGCGGCGCCCGTCCCGGCCTGGCCGACCAGGCGCGCGGCTTGCCGCATCCATTCCGGCGGCTCGAAACTCTTGAGCGTCTCGATCGCCCGTTCGATCTGGTCCGCCGCTTCGCCCAGCGTCGCGGCCAGCGGCTTGAGCGCCGCCGTCGCCGCCGGGGTGAGGGCCGAATTCACCGCGTCGCCGATCTTGCCCCACGACTGCCCGATCTCGGTGGTGATCGCCTGGTATTCCCTGGCCTGGCGGATGCGTTCACCCATCGCCTGATTGGCCGCGGCGGAGGCGGTGGCGAATTGCCCTTGAAGCTGCGGCAAGTCCGGCGCCTGGAAGGCCTCAGCGAACGCCTGGCGCGCCTGAGCCGCCTTGACCGACGAGCGCGTGTCGCGCAGCACGTTGTCGTAAATCTCGTCCAGCGACCTCCGCACCAGGTTGGCGAAGGCGGCCGGATCATTGGCGACCCGGCCGAGTTCGCCGAGCAGCATTTCCATCTGTTGCCGATAGTTGCCGGTCGGCGCGCCGGCCAGGAGCTTTTGCCGTAGCTCGCTGTTGACCTTCTGGATGTCCGCCATCGCGGCGGCGAGGCCGGCCAGGTTCTGTTGCGCCTTTTCGGCGCTGACGCCTGACCGCTCCCATTGTTCCTGCATCTCCTTGATCTGAGCCGCGCCCAGGCCGGTCTGGCGGGACAGATTGCCGATCCGCTGCATCTGGGTGGCGTACTCGCCCAGGCCCGACACGACCTTGACGACCGCGGCCCCGAAGGCGACCACGCCGGCCGTCGCCAGGCCGACCGACTTGGCGATGGTGAGCGCCGCGTTTGAGCCGCCGGTGAAGCCGGCGCCGAGCCCCTTCACCTGTTCGGTCAGTTCGGAAGTCTGGCGCTTGAGCCGCTCGATGCCTGAGGCCGCCTGGCCGCCGCCCATGTTGGCCAGCGAGCCGCGAATCTTCTCAAGCTGGCTCGACACGTTGTCGACCAGCGAGACGTTGAGGCGCAGGGATTCGTATTCGGTAGCGATGTCAGTCGTCCTCGGCCTTGGTCAGGCTGCGCATGATGCGGGACAGTTGCTCGGTGCGGGCGATGTGGGCGCGCACTTCGCTCAGCGGCATCGCGAGGAAGATCTCCGGCGATTGGCGGTACCAGCGCGCCAGCCGGTAGGCGTCTAAGACGATGTCGTCGTCCTCGCCTACCAGGCTGACGGATTGGGTATAAAAAAACTCCGCAACCGATAGGCGCAAGAGTTCCAATCGCGCGGATCGAGCGCCTCGATGAAGGGCAGCAGCACGCCGGACAGGATCGAGATGATCGCCGTCATCTTGCGCTCGTCTATGATGATCTCGCCGTCCTGGTCGATGCGCACCGGGTTGCCGTAGCGGTTGATGTCGCCGCCGGTCGGCTCGCGGAACCTGAGTTCGCTGATCGGCTCGTTCTTGTTGTTGCGCGTCTGCTTGTGCAGGAGCTTGACCACGATCGGCCAGGTCTCGGCCGGCGGCGCCGTCGCCGGCCCGGCGACATTGGCCATCGCCGCCGCGGCGACCTCATCGTCGGGGATCGGCTCGGCCGGCCGCGGCTCAGGCGCAGGAGGTTGCTTCGCCGGGCGAGGCTGGCGCTCAGCGAGCGGCCCAGCTGTCGGCTTGTCGAAGCGAGGCTCCCTGCGCGAGGGCGAGATGTCCCGCTGCTCGAGTTCCTCAAGGACTCTGTCGGCCGCCAGCGGAAGCGGACTGTCGAAGTGCGGGTGATTGCGCGGCTCGGCCTCTGCGTCCTCCGCCAGGGCGCGCGCTGGCGGCGCCTGGACGAACCCTTCGCGCGCGGTCAAATCGCAATCTCCTCACAGAACATGCCTTCCCACCGCACTCGCACCTGGCCGTCGCGGGTGTTGTCCTCGAACCCGGCCCGGCAAGTGGCCTGGACGAGCGTGTATTGCATCCCGTTCGCCAGTTGCGCGACCACGGTCGAATCGGTCTGCGCCTCCATGTCTTCCAGCAGGAGGCCTCGCGTGGTCGAAATGTCGCCCTCGATGTAAGGAACACGCGGCAATTCCTGATAGCCGTGCACGCCGTCCTGGCCGGCGACCATGACGCGCTCGACCATCGACGGGCTGACCGTGAAGTTGCCGCGCAACGGATATTGAACGCCATCGACCATGACGAAGGCGGTCCCGGCGAATCTCTGCGCCATTGCAGTCTCCTTTCAGTGGTTTGAGGGTTAGGCCGCGATCGCCAGGGCCGAGTCGATTCCGCGGTCGTATTGAAGGCGGAACTGAGCCAGCACGGCGAACATCCTGAGCTGGTTCACCAGGTCAGGCGGATAGAGGACGTTGAGGCGGTTCGGATTGTTCGGGTCGCGCTCAACGATCAGGTTCCGCTTGAACGCGCGGGTGTTCTCGACCAGGCCGTTGAACTCGTCCATCCGGTATCGCGCGACGAGTTCGGCCTTGGCAATGCCCGGCGTGACGACGGCGGCGCCCGGCCCGAATCGGGTGCCGTCGTTGGCCAGCTTGTGACGCGGGAACTTGCTGGTGATCGCCTGGCGCTGATTGCGGAGAAGGCGCGCCAGGGTCGCGAGTGTCGTCACCAATTCGTAGGCGTCGTCTTCGAAGCCATACAAATTATACTGGTAAGTCGTCGTTTCGCGGGAGATCATCGGCTGGCCGTCGCTGCCGGGGATCTCGGTCGCGATGCCGTGGTGCGCGAGCGTGTTGACCTCGTTGAGGTCGAACCGCTCATGCTGCGCCGCCAGCTTGATGCCTTCCAGCGCCAGGGTTTGCAGGGGCCGGGCCGGATCGTTGATGAGGCCACGCTGCGCCTTGGCGGTGTAGGACGCGGCCCATTCGAAGCACGGCGAGGGCGAGCCGGTCTC